GACGGCACTATCTATATGGTTACCCGAGAGGGGAAGAAGACATGGCCTTTAGATTTTCAGAAATTAGAGGAAGTGCATACTAAGATCCATAACCGGGAGATCGCCTTAATGGCCTATGAGATTGACAATACCTGTAAGTGGCTGTGAAAGCTGGATTTCCGCTTGTGCGCAAACGATAATTGCGGAGCTAACTCAATAACCATATTTTTCTTTGGAGGCCGGATGACTTTTACCCCTCCCCAGAGTTCCGGGTCGGCCATAGCGAAGGCGATCACGGTGCAATCAAGGAGATGGTTATCTTTCCTCACCCGTATCCACTCGGACCTCCCGGTCCTGAAATCAACCCGTCTCTCCTCGGCTAAAATATGGCTCACAAAATCCTTTCGGGTCTCCTTGTTAAAAGTGAACCGTCCGGAACCTCCCTCCTCGACCTCTAATCGATAATGAATGGCGTTCTTGAAAGCATCGGTATCAAGATTGAGTAAGGTTATACCACCAAGGATCGGTTGCCCCTTCGGCATCTTATCAATATGGGAGATCTTAATTTTCTGCATCGATGGATGGGACATCCCCTTGGTCCCGAAGCATTTCCCTTTTCCATACTTTCTGAGCCAATCGTAAGCCTCCTCGGTCTGTGTCAGATCATAATTTTCCCTCTCTCCACCTCCCGTATCTATCCCGGCCCTCCAGATTGAAAGTCTATTCTCACCTCCTTCGACCTGAATGGAATACGTATTTTCCCAGACAAGCCTTGTCACTTCATCCCAGCTTGGAAGAAACCCATAATCGATAAGGTGGGGTCCCATATCCCTTTTCCATGCAAGCACAACAAACCAAAACCCGCCCTGGCCCGGATCAATGCCACATGTTAAGGCAACCGTCCCCTGGGGACAGATGAAAGAATCAATATCGATGGTGTTTTGAAATATTTCCAACTCTGATTTAGTCTCGTATTTCTCGATCCATGGCTCGGCCATCCAAGAGTTCTTCCAGTTCATCAACTTTTCTGGAAGGTCCTTCGACTCAAGAAATTCCCTCGCCACCATTCCGAAAGTGTGCCACGGAGAGTAAAGACGATTGATCTGGAAGCCTATTCTTTTTGGTCTCAGTTCTTCCATGCACCTCTCAAATTCCAATCCTGAAATGAGGTCAACCCATTTCCCCCGCCTCACCATCTCGCCCTTTTGATCGTTAAAAATTTTCTCCCTGCATTTTTCGCACTCATACCAGGCGTAATCCTCGACCTTTTGAAGATCATCTTTGAACTCCCCAAATTTCACCTGATCGAAAATCAGTATTTGCCTATGGCCACAATGCGGACAGGCGACATGGTAGCGGAACCTTACATCACAAGAGGCTTCCCCTCTGGTGATATACCCCATATCTGTGCTTGGGGTTGAAACATGGATAAGTTTTCGGGTGAAAATGTATGTGTGTGTCCGTTCTCGCCCCAAAGCCAATGGGGAAGCCTCCTCTCCGGCGAATTTTCGATATTTATTGACTTCATCAAAAAAGCAATAACGGATCGGTCTTGAGGCAAGAGAGGTGGGGCTATTCGACCAGGCAAGATAGAGGGTCATGGTAGAGAATGTTTTTTTCTTTTTTGTCACGTCTTCAACATTGCGGACGTCCTGATCAAGGCGCTTGACCTCTTTGAGTTGGTCACAGGTTTCGATCATGCCGTTGATTCTGTCCTGGGAGACCTCATCAGCCAATCCCTCGGTACGTTCTACAATCATTGCAGGGCCGGGATCCTGGAGGATCGCATAGAGAAGCATATTAAGAATGGCTTCCGTCCCTCCTGATTGGGTCGGCTTGATAAGCCATATTTCTTCAACGCAATCTGTTGAAAAGGAATCCATCACATCCCGCATGAACGGGAGGAAATTCGTCTCCCAGGCCCCAGGTTTCGATGATCCACGTCCTAAAATTCGATGCTTATCCGCACACTGACTCACCGTGATTTTTTCGGGAGGGCTCCAGAGGTCAAGATGTTCCGGCCAGAAACCTTTATTCATAAGTTTCACCTTAGGCCCTTGTGAATTGCCCAGTCACAATTTGTAAGAATCTGACGAACCTCTGATTTGATAACATCGGCCAGCTCTCTTGGATCTTTACCAATCAACTTGGACGGAAGGGTCCTGTTCAATTGTAAAAATCGATTTTTTGTCTCCAGGATGACAAACCCGATGTAATCGGATATTTCATTTCTTGGCAGGAGCTTGCCCTCCCTTATCATCAGTTCGAGTTCCTTTAGTTTAGCCTACACGGTAATTTTTCTTCTTCGTGCCTCGGTTATAGTGTCGCTGGCAATGGGTCGATTCTCTCTTACCCATGCAATCTGTTTTTTGAGATCGCTGTTGATCGGAAATCCTTCTGCGGCCCACTTTTTTATTGAACCCACGCTCGCTGAAAATAAATCAGCTAACTCTTTTTGCTTCATAATTCACCTCGAAAAAGTATAAAGGCACCTGAGTTTTCGGCCTTTGAACGGCCCTATGATGCGCCGTCGGCACCGCTTGGGATGACATCCGTCAAGAAGGACACAACATCTAACCCTCTGATACCAAGCGTTAGCGGACACATAATATTATTTCTCTTTTCTCTTCTCAATCTCATTTTTAAATGTAGTTCTCATAAAGTTATTGATTTTATCTTTAACTCTTGCTTCGATTGCTTTTGCCAAATCAGGAACGCTGGGCCCCTTCATCACTTTAATCGGAAATCTGTTTTTTGTTTTTCTCTTGAAAACATCTCTGTGTCCTGTCTTCATGGTTTGGATGAAAGCGCTGGGCATAAACTCAATCTTTTTTCTGAAAATGTTTGCCAGGACTCTGCGGCCTGTCTGTCGAGCATTGAAATATATTTTAGAAAATTTCGCGCTGGTGATCCTCAATATAGATCTTAATTCATTCATAGTTGTCCTTTTCACCGTCATCTTATTGAGGACATCACCCCTTTTTACGTTGTATTCGCTCACGATCTCATCAGCGAGTGCCTTCTTTGCAAAGGTCGCGGTCTTGTCGACTGTGGACCTCATGGCTTGTTTAAACTTCTTTGCATAGAGTTCCTCAAGGAATTTGTCTACCCCTTTTAATTCCAAATTCATTTTGATCATTTTGTTTTCTCCTTAATCTTCTAAGATGTAAGAAGTGTTTCCGCCTTTTCCTTTCACCTGGCCTTAAAAAAAATCTGTGTCGCTCTTCATCCTTTGTAAGCCTTTCTTGCCCCAATCGTCTTTTGAAAAGTCTCAATGCACTTTCTAAATCGGAACGAACTTCAACTTGCATTGATCACCTTTCACCTAAACAACGGAAGGGCCTTTTCCTTCTCATAACCCTCCATCACCTCACTAAAGAAAGAACGATAAGCAGAGAGGGCGCCTGCCAGTTCCTTCTTATCATTAGCAAGAGCAGCGGCATTGATGCTGCCTTCTAATTCCAAGAACTCAGGCCACCGGCCTGAATCATGTCGTATCCATCGAATTAAGCCTGGTCGGTACTGCTTCCCGATCTCCTGCAGGGTCCTCTCGATAACGTCCATATCATGCACCCTTCCCCCCTGTGCCTGGATCATTTCAAGTGCTTTCCTTGCCAAAGGTCTCATTTATTCTTATACCCCCTTCCTATAGGGAATTAAGTGTAACAAGTGTAACTAACAAATAATTTCAAACAGTTAAACCCATTTTTTAAGTGTAACTTTAGCCCAAAGGTTACACTTAATTTCTCATGATAAGATATTGAATCTATTAGAAAGTTACGCTTGTTACACTTGTTTTCTGTATATAGGGTGGTGGTGGAAAAATTACGCATACCGTTCCCTCAGATCGTCGAGCCACTTCCGGGTAATGAAATATCCTCGCACCGTCTTTCCGTCGATCTTTTTAGGTGATGCTCGGTGTAAGTCCAGCTTAGCCAAATAGAAAGCAAGGCTCCGTTTCGAGTGGATGAAGCCCAGGTCCTCATCTGCCTGAAATTTGGAAAATAACTCATCTACTGTTATGAAGCTTTCGTCCACGCCATCAATCATCGTCCCCATAAGGTTCGCAACAGTCGGAATCGATCCGTTCAGGGATTCCTGGTCCTCGCGACCCTTACCCATGTCCCGCGCCAGGTTGATGAGGGTGTTGACGGTCGGCATGGTCGCAGCGTTCGCTTGTGTGTCTATCACGGACCCCATGGAAAGCAGAGGTTCCAGGATATCCTTTAGCCGGTCGTCAAGCGATTGGATCCCCGGAAATTCTGAATCCTGTTCGTAGACCTCCACAACATCCCCGGCATATCGCAAGGCCCAAATAAAACAGTCCTCCCTAATTTTTTCAATGGTAGAATCAAGAGCCCGAAGATTGAACCTTTTGACGACCTCGGATTTTGTCTTTCGCGCCATTGCAATTTTGAAGGATCGATCTTCGAGGGTATCT